TTTACAGTCTGGGCGGTTGTTTGTTTCTATGATGCCGTCTATCTCTTTACGTTTTTCTTTTATATCTGCTTCTGCTTGTGCCTTAGATTGTGCTGCTGAGACTTCTGCATCAACAGCAGCAGCATCCTCCTTCGACGACTTAGCCGCACCTTTAGCTAATACCTCAGCAGCGGCATTTATAACTTCTGTGTTTTCTACCCCATTAGAAATTGCCTTATAGATAGAAGGAGGACCCTTACCTTTTGAGAAAAATAAGTAGGAAGCCACTTCTCCTGAACCTAATGTTTTGCTAAATACTTTTACATTAGTCTGATTCCCCGCCGTGTCTTGGAGCGCCATACCTCCAGCAGCATCTTGTGCTTGAGGAGCACTTCCTAAACCTTGCTTTACAATGCCGATGGCAGCTTGTAGGGTTTTAGGATCAGCAGGAGGATCAGGTTCTTTCGCATCTGCCTCATTAATGAAAGTAAGCTTATATGTCCTCTTTTTTAGACTTTCAAAGCTAGTAAGCAATTCTGAAAAGTAATCCATATCCTATTATAGTGAAAAAGCAGCCCCGCCCACACAGGTAAAGGACAGGACTGCTAGGTAACCTATTTTATAAAATCAGCTAGGGTTTGAGTAGTTATACGTGTTCATAAAGTCGTACCTGAAGTTGACCGTAAGCTGATGGAACTGATTGGTTGAGTAATTAAACTCAGAAGCAGACCAAGCAGTCGGGAACACACCGTAAAGCTCAATAGTGCTATGAGGTACAAGAGTATTATCAAGCATAACAATCTCTACTTTGTCTGCCTTGAAGGTAGTTCCAGAACCACCAGGAGCAGCCGTCTTAGATAGTTCACCTGTAATCGGATCGTAAGTATGACGGAAGTAACGGAAGAGATCAGAGGCGGTCTCTTTTAAATAAAGGTTGTCAAAATCTACAACAAGTTCGCCAGGAGTGGTTTTACCGGGATAGTATAGCTTGTCGTTTACACGGTCAACCTGGATAACGTCGTTCTTCATCTCAAGACCAGAGACTCGCTTCGCAGCAAGAGAAAGATCCGTTGAGTCAGTTATATCCTCAGGAAGTCCAAAGAAATGAATCTCGAACTGATATGCCCGTACTGAATCTAAATCAGTACTTACAGTAGGAAGTCCCTGCCCAGGCGTGAATTCTCTTCCGTACTTTTCCTTATAATATGATGATGCCATTTTTATTTACCTCAAAGGGTTCCTAGTTGTGCTGACTGGTTGGTCAGGTTTAGTTCAAAGACAAGGATCTCTGCCGTTTTGGTGGGCTTGATAAGAACCTTAGTCCAAAGCTCGTTACGGTCAACACGGACGGGAGTGTTAGTCGTCTCGTCACAAACCACTCGGAACTCAGTAATGCCTCGACGACGACGGATGTCATCAAGGAACGGGTTTAGTACACCCTCAATTTCCGCCCAGGTAAACTCGTCATTAGGCTCAAAGACAAATCTTTGAGTAGATAGTAGGATGATTTTACGAATGTAAATCATTAGTCGTCGAACATTGATACGATCAAGAGCCGTAGGCGCTCGCTGCGTAGTGCGTTGTCCGAAGATAGTGATTCCTTGTTGAGGGAAGGCAACTATTGGGTTGACACAGTTACCTCCACTATAAAGACTGTCACGATCACCTTGGTTGAGCTTAACTTCTGTCTCGGTAGGCTTAGTTAGACGGCCTCTGCGGAATCCAGCGGGAGCAAACCAGCTATCAGATACACCATCAGTAAAGGCCATTTGACGAGCAGCGAAAATGCTAGGATCATACCAACGATCTACACCATCAAAAGTACTAAATACTTTCACCCAAGGCCAGTGAACAGCGGCGTAGGAGGAGTTGATTGCAGAAGTGCGAGACCCCGTAGTAGCAGCCCTGCCATTAGTCCAATCTATGGCATCTTGTACAGTACCTACAGCGTAAGGGGGAGCAACCAGAGCAAGGAAGTCCTGCGTTCCCTCAGCAAGCGTCACAAGAGCGTTCTGTACGCTCTCAGTAGCAATACCAGGGACAAGGGCCATGCCGATGTTTAATATACGGTCATCTAAGGCTTGCATACCCGTCTTAGGATCTACAGAAGCGTCACCTATAAGAGCAGTAGCACGATCATTTTCCGTGGTTCCAAACCCTGAATCGCCGCCAGCTAGATTGATTCCTGCATCCCCAACAAGTTTTACCATTCGACCTGTTCGGCTGTTAGAAAAGGAAGTAGCTACTAAGCTATAAACACCATCAGCGTTAGACCCATCAGGAGTATTGATACGAGTTGTAACTTTGGTATCACCAGCACCAATAAGGTTTGCTAGAGTACCGTAAAAGGTAGGAGTCTTAGTTACTGATGCGTCAGCATCTTCCACAACAATATTTCCTTTTACAATAGAAGACTTTAGGTTAGTGACTCCAGTGTTTATAACGTCTTCAAGGAAAGCTCCAGAAGCAACGAAAGACCCTTTGAAGTTCTCGATGGCATTGCCTTCCTCATTTACCTGTACGGTGAAGTTAGATCCTCCAAGAGGAGACAACGTAATACTGTTTCCACTTAGATCACCGTTGCTCTTTATGCCACCGTTGTAACCAGCACCAGGGTATATGGACTCAAGAAGATACGCTACACTAGAAGCTCCCGTAGTGGCGAAAGAAGATCCGAACACCGTGATAGCAGAAGCTTCTTCCCCAGCAACAGCACCCGTAGCTGAGTCTATGTAGTTTAGGCAGGAAACCCCTAGATCCGTGTCATTATCATAAGCTGTTACCGACAAGGAAGCTGTGTGTCCTGCGAAAGAACCATGAACAACACCTGAATTGTCCAGAGAGGAATCATCTACAACCCCTACTAGATCGGAGTCAATACCTCCTCCGATTACTGATCGGAGAGCAGCGGACTGACTAACCGCATCCGGTTTGTTGATAACAAAATCTCGACCAAGACCTCCGTTGTCAGCAAACTTAGCGGTTCCAGCGTCGTCCCTAACCTGAATTCGTAACTTTAGTGGGCGACTAACTCCCCATGCGTCAGCACCAGTAGCGTTTCCAGATACCATAAAAGAAGGACAAGAGCCCATAGAAACAGTAGCAGAAGCATCAGCAGAATCAGATGCAGTGGTGCGTACAAAATACATCTGACTGGTAGCTTCGAGGATTTCAATAGCACCCTCTAGTGCTTGTCCGGGGATGTTTTCAGTAGGAGCGCCAAAGGTGCGAATAAGGTTGTTCTGAGAAGTAATCAGAGTTGCCTTATCTACAGGGCCTTTGTCAGCGAAACCTACTAAACCTACGATAGAGGTGTTAATCGAAGGAGTGTAATCAGAAATGTCCTTTTCTATGGTGTAGACACCGGGGCTTACGAAATTTGCCATGTTATTTTATCCTCAAGCGTTTGAGATTTTGAATATTCTCCTGCGGTGGAGCGTCTTTACTTGCTCCGTAATGTATCGTTCAGGAACTACGATGCTTTCCCCCGGTGCCATCAACTTCTCCTTAGTTCCCTTCTCGGTCAAAAAAAACACAGAAAAAGCCTGTAGGCTGTCATTTTTTACTACTTTCATAGTCATCCTCCTTCAATATATGTAGTTATGTAATCTTCTAAAAAGAAAACTTATTTAGCAACCAGAACGGCAACTAATAATTATTGTAGAAGCACTGTTCTTTTCGTCAGGTTCTGTTGCCTCTCCTCTAATATCAGCGTAAATACCAAAAGCATAGTCATTACCCGGTCTGTATACTTCAGACCATTCAAAGGATACTGAGTGCTCTTCTCCAGGAAAAAGCGCAGGTACTCTAAACTCGTCTTGTAGTCTAGCTGAAGGGTAGAAGCTTTCTGCTGAATCTATGGTCAAAACTGCTTCTTCTGGGGCCTCGTTTACGTCTCCATCAAATTTCCAAAAACCTATAGAGAACTCTTGCGACGTAGCTTGCCCTACATTTTTGACAGTAGTTGAAAAAACTACATTGGGAGGAGCAGGATCATCAATCCCAACACAAATAGGGTTTGTAGTGCCATTATTACCGGGGTTACAGTACCTACATGCCTCGAA